GAAAAGCTTTTTCACTTCAAAGCGCAGCCGTGCAGGGACGTTGATGTCGATATTGAATATATCAGCATAGCCAAGGTGATTGTCTGCGACTTCAACATCATTGACAGAGTAAGTGCCTGAGCAGCCTTCGCCAGTACCCAATGTTGGCTCGACTTCCACAGCCTCAGTGTTTTTGGTTGGTGCTGTTGCCTGACCTGCGTCCTGACCTTGACCTGCCTCATTCCCTGCGTCTTTGCCCTGTCCTGCACCCTCACCCTCACCCTTACCCTGATCGGCCTGATTTGACCCCCTCTGAGGCTTTTTAGGGGCATCCTTGGGTAGGCTCTTCAACTGGTCATGTACCCACTGTGCAAGCTTTAAGGTGTCACCTGAATTCTTGCAATTGTCCAATCGTTTAAACGCCTCCTTGAACACAGGCTCAAGGCCATTAGCCAGTGGGCACTTAGTAGCTGCATGATCACGCAGGTACACCGCCAGTACGAATGGATACTGAGCAGGGTTTGACCAGTCTTGCACTGTATCGTTGGCCTCGGTCACCATGCCGTCAATCAAGGTGGTCAGCAGTGGGGCAATGTTGCCTGTCATCCCTGCTTGAATGCCGTTGCGCTCGATCCATGCGTCTTCCACTGCGTTGTGCAATTGGTCTAAGTACTGATCGTTGGTACGGATACTAAAGTCGGTGTACTGGCGGTGCAGCAATTCGTGGATCACAAAGCCGATGTACTTATCGAGCAGTGCCTGACTCACGACTGCGTCATCAGCCACACTGGACAGCAGGATGTGACCTCTATCGCTGATGGCAGCGGTAGTGATACGGTTTGACCACTCAAGGGTGACCTTCATTCCAAGGTCAGCAGCGATCTTGAATGCTGCCTTCTCTACGCCTTGGCGAAATTGAATGCCGTTGATGCGTTTCATTCTGATACTCCTAAGAATTTTTCGATGGTGACGCTGTTGATGTACGCAGCCTTGATCCCTGCAATGGCAGTGGCTGACTCAGACGGTTGACGGTGACCGATGGACGCAGCCCATGCCTCATCGATTCCAAGCACAGCCACAGAGCGAATGAACGCCATCACTTGGCGAATGCTTGGTGCATCCACGATATCGCCTGACGCTACCTTGGCACGGCAAGCGTGGACAGCCTTCAAGATATGCTCTGCGAGATTGGCATTACACCCAGTGTGGCGAACCACAGCCTCGATCTCTGTTGCCATGTCCATGTGTTTAAACGCTACCACACGAGCGAAACGGTCAGCCAGTGCGCTGTTCATCGAGCGAGTCCCCGCATAGCGGCCTGACTCATCACCGTTGGTGAGGGTGTTGTCTGCTGCGAAAATCAAGACAGCAGGGGCACGGCGGCGAACTGAACCGCCATAGGAGACTGCGCTGTTTGCCTCAAGGAAACCGTTCAATGTGGCGAGTGCAGCAGGGTCAGCGTTGGTGATCTCATCGAGCAGGATCAGGGTAGCGGGTGTGCTGAATGCTCTCAGGAAGTCACCCTCTTTGAACACGGTATCGCCATTCTCAAGGCCAACAGACCCAATGTAATCCTCGGAAGTGGTGTACTTGTGGAAGTTGATACGGCAATAGCCACGGCCTGTCTTAGCTGCGAACTGGCGCACTGTCTCGCTCTTTCCTGTGCCCTTCTCGCCGCCAAACCAAAGGTTTTCGCCTGTGGTCTGAGACAGCAGCAGGTGTTTTAGGATGGACTCAGTCCAAACAAAATGGGGATCAACAGCAGGGGCACTGGCATCATTGTAGATTTCAACCCGCAATTCATTGCCGAAAGTATCGGTCACCATGACCCCGAAAACCTCGGAGACAGGCAGTGTGCCCTGCTTGGTGATCTTGACCATTGACCCCACAGCAGCCTCTGCACCCGCTGCCACAACCGCTGCCTCAAATGGTTTAAACGCAGCCGCTACCTTAGCCGCCACTTCGGAGGCAATCAGGTCAGAGGGGATCATGTCGGTGATCTTGGACACTTGACCCCGCACAGCCTTGATGTCGGACTCAAGGATCTTCGCCAGTGTCGAGACATGGGTCTCAGCAGCCGCTGCACGGTCATTCAAGCGGTTGACTGCCGTGGATGCATCAAGCGCAGCCTGTAACGCACGGTCTGCCACATCGGAGGCAACAGTGGTGACATTAAGCGGAATAGACCCGAATGTCCCTGCTCCAAAGGAGGGCGAGGCGTTCCTGATTTGGTCAAGGGTAAGCACACCGTTGCGGACACCTGCAGCAAGCAGGTTCACAGCGTTGACCTTGTTGCTCCAAGTGTAGGATGTGTAAAACTCAAGTGCCCCACGCAGCACTGGAGCGGGAAGTTGGGACAGATCGATGGTGAAATCGTTAGCCATTATGCTGCTCCTACCAAGGTAAATGTTGCGCCGTGGCAGTCAGGATTACTGCACAAAGGCAGACCCTGAGCAGCCCATTTAGCGGACAGTCGGACGCTGTAGTCGCAGCAGGGGCACACAGCCTTGAGCATTCGGGTTGTCTGCACCTTACGGTTGGAGACCGTTAGCGCACCGTGAGGGTAAGCACCCAGTGAGTCAATGATCGGGGCAAAGGCAGCTTTGAACTTATCGCCGCCAGTCGTGGCCTTGTACCCTGCTTTCCCTGCTGAGGGGATCAGGTGCATAGCATCGGCAGATTTCTTGAAGTTCACACCGTGATTCATCGCCCCTGCTGTGGTGTGGCACAACTCATGCACCAAGACATCCATCACACGGTAGGTGTCAGCCAGTGTGGGGCTGATCATGATCTCCATGACCTTGTCTGCACTGGCAGTGTCCGCCCAACATTCGCCAATGCTGCCACTGCGCTTGGCAGTGAGAGGAAACCCACAGGTCACCCGAATGTTAGCCGCCACAGGCGCAGCCTTGGCATCAAACACAGCCCTTAATTCTTCCACAGCGGCGGTGAGCCACTCTTCCCTCGTTGCGTAAATCTTGTCCATCTGATTCTCCTAGTAGCAGGGCAATATCGCCCACATCGATAATGTAATATTGTTCAGTTTAAGCCGTCAAGCTTTATTTTCAAACACTCAGCGTAAGTGCCGGTAAAAATAATTTTGTAGCTTGTTCGCAACACTTCGCCCTTGCAAACTATCACATTGCCAAAGGCGTTGATCTGTGCGGTGTACATCATTGACCCCTTAATAGTTAAAGCTTACCGAAACCTTGACGCTATAGGTGCGGCGGTCAATGCGGCGAACACTGGCTCTAGTACTAGCGCAGCCGCAACAGTCGTAGTCGTGGGCGCAGGAACTGCCTGTCATGGTCTGCGATATTGGGCGGGAAAGGTCAAGCTTTTTCAAAGCAGATGGTGCAATTACCCGAAAGTGATATTCGCCGCCATCATCGTAGCCAGTGGATGGAATGTGGCGGGTCACACCCAATTGCTTGGCATCACCGATGTATTGGTCACCGTCAAGATGCCGCCAAGCATCACGGTAATTGTGAGTCAGGCGTTTATAGAGTTGAATGGTTTGGCTCATTTTGAAAACTCCGAAACAGTGCGACATTGCACTCACAAGCCCTGATCCACAGGGCGAGTGGCTGAAATGTTATTCCTCAGTGTCCAACGGCTGACCATTGGGGCGGGTGTGCCATAGCCGATTGTTAATCTTGCGCCCTACCGTTGCCTTGACAGCACGGCGGGACATCTCCACATCCCGAATGGCATCGATCTCAGCCCACAGCTTGCGCTTGTAGGTGATGTCCTGCCCTGATTCAACCACTTCCAGTGTTTCGTAGCAATCAAGCTTGGCGTAGGCCAACATCTCATCGGTATAGGTTTTGAAGTCAATCATGGTCAGATCACCTCCGAGATGGTCATGCCAAGCACAGCCTGTACTATGGCCTCGTCCCAGTCACCCATTGGCAAGGCGGTGACAGCATCAATAATCTTGCGCTGCTTGTCGATGCGGGCTGTGGTGACCTGTTGGTAGACCAACATGGAGCGCAGCACCATTTGCCAATTGGTAGACGATGGGTTTTTGCGGAACTGACGCTGTGTGTGGGTCATGCTGTTTAAGGCGTAAGTGGCGATATCTGCTTGGAAGCTGAGAGCGGTAACGGTCATTTTGGAGTCCTTTCAGAGCGGGGCAATATCGCCCACACCAATAATGTAATATCGTTCTGTGTAAACAGTCAAGCTTTTTTTACGGTGTCAATTTGCAAAATTGATACTGTGGTTTTGTACAGTGATATGAACTGGTCTCTGCCAAATAACAATATGCGCCTGCGCGTAGCAGGGATCATGCCAAGGGGTGTCGCCAATGTGTCTAATTGCCAAATTTTGAACGAATCTGAGCCACTTTAAGGGGTTGATGCTACCTAGCCCTTAACCCATGCTCTGAGGTCTCGTATACGCCTTTCTGACGCCAAACTTACTTGAAACTTACGCCAAACTTACAGGGTTATCCACAATCGTCAGTGGATAACTCAACTTGTACACAGCCTGTGGATAACATACAATGCGAACCATGCTGTACATACGATCAGTACTGTACAATTGCACAGGGTAGTGTTTAAACATAGGAGAATGCAATGGACAAGCCAACATCGATAGAGTACTTAAAATCACTGGAATCAGCAGAGGACGCAGAGGGGGAAGACTCACTGGGCACTGATGATTTTGAAAACCCCGATGACTCAGGCGAAGCCGAACAGCTTGCCGAGAGTGCAGACGCACCAAGAGTAAGACAGATCAAAGGTAGGACACTGACAAGTAAGCAGCAAGCATTCATTGCAGCCAAGATCAGTGGGATGTCTAACTCTCAAGCCTATAGGGAAGCCTACCCAAGTGACGGTAGCAGTGACAGGGTGATTGCTGCAAATGCATACAGGTTAACAAGGCATCCAATGATTGCACCAGTGCTTGAAAGAGCTTGGGAAGAGACTGTGGAACATCTGACGGAAGACGCTGCTGCAACGAAAAGGTATGTACTCAAAAGCTTGTTGGCACTGAGCAAGACTGCCAAGCAGGAGGGCTCTCGATTAAAAGCACTGGAGTTGATGGGCAAAGCAGTCGGTGTGTTTACACCAGTGACCGATACAGTCGTGATTGCACCAACAGCAGATCAACTCAAGAAAGAACTATCAGGGCATCTCAAGCTGCTCAAGCGTGATGCGTGATGCGCTACTGGTCTCTCTCGCTGTGTAAACGGCGTGGTGTGTAAACGCATTCTGTGTACCCCACCCGCCCCCCACCACCCTTATTTGCCAGCACACGGCCCAGCATACGTTACGCTCTAATCCACTCAAACGATTACAAAGCACCTACCCCCCTTCCTTTATTTCACCTACCCCCCCGGTATATATAAAAAAATTAAAAGAAAGCACTTGCGAACGTTCGCTTTATCGTTTAAACTTCATCTATGACCAAACGCAGACAACTTGTTCTTGACTTCATAAGAGCTTATATACGGATACATAACGTGTCACCGTCATATGAAGTTATCGCCAAGAGCATTGGCTTGTCTTCTAAGTCAAACATCCACCGGATTGTCCATCGTCTGAAGCAGGATGGGTTCTTGGATCTGCGTCCCTATAAGTTTCATTCCATTAAGCTTGCAGACAAGTCTGCCGCTCAGATCTCAAAGCTATGACTCTTCTTACAACAAAGGAGATTTCAGAGTATTTGTCTATAGTGGACAAAGTGCCTGATACGGAGCGGTCTAAGATTACGGCTTTGTTAGAAATGGACAGGGTAGAGCGGTGTAAGGAGTCTTTCCTGTTCTTTGCTAAACAGATGTGGCCTGTGTTTATCTCAGGGAAACATCATCAGATCATGGCAGATGCCTTTGAGAGGGTTGCCAATGGAACCCTGAAGCGTCTGATCATCAATATGCCACCCCGTCACACTAAGTCGGAGTTTGCTTCTTTTCTTCTGC